ATATTTTTTTCCTTGAACAAACTTATCAGTTGGCTTGACCAAATGACCAATGCCAATAGTTTTAAACCCCATTGAATCAAGGTATACTTCATCTCGATAGCCTTCTTCAAATCTTAGTTCGTCTTTTAATTTTTCCAGATTCATTACACAACTCCATCCATTCTATTCTTGGACCATAATACCAAGCTATTGACCATTTATTTTCCCAATTTTTATGCCAATAATATTGAGAATAAAAAGGCAAGAAACTATCCCAGCCTAAATCCTGTTCATTTTTTTCATTGTTTTTTCTATCCACTCACTTTTAAAACCCCACTCTGATAAGGCTCTTTTTGCTTTTTTTTTTGTTCATTTAAAATATCCTGTACCTTTTCTTTGCTTAATTGCATAACCCAATCCAACAGGCAACTGTAACAGGTAGGACATAAACTGACCAATATATCACCAAACTTTCCTTGCGTTCCCCCCTCTCCTTGTAAATCAAATTCATATTTACAGATTGTGCATTCAGTTTTTTCCATATTTCTCCTTTAGTTCTAGCATAGAAACTTGATTGTGGGAAATGATGTGTGCATCTGCCAAAGTCAATTCTGTGATTCCGTATGACCACCCAGAAGTTGACATTTTAGCATAAGATTCAATTTCTCCGTGTTCCAAGCAACAACCTACATTCACTATTTTGACATAGTTTCCCCTACCAATCTTACCACTTCGCCAAGATCGTTCCCTATGGCTATGACCAAACACTATATCGTGGGTTGCTGAATTGCTGATTGTTGAAGATTCTGCAAGTCTACCGCCATATTCTCGACCCATTTCATTCAATGGTGCGTGAACGAAAGCAACTCCCTTGATAAAATGAAAATCGCCATACTGTGATATTCCCCAGCCTCTCTCTCGCCATATGTTTTCAAACTGCTGTGAAAAAGCACCAACTACTTCTGGATGCTCATTTTCGTACCGATATATGCGTCCTTCGTGGTTTCCCATACAAAAGTGCTTCTTTGCCCTTAAAACCTTTCCCATACCCCTATAAAGCTCTTTTAAGGCATTTTTTGCACTTATGATGTCCTGTAATATGTTTGGCTTCTGTTGACCCTTTACTGTCCAATTTTTCATACTTGGGAAATTAGCCAATGAATCAAAACTATTCCAATCGCCTATGCAAACAATATAGTCTGGATCGTAGTCTTTTATTCTTCGACCTATCCAATAAAATCTGTCCTTTTTCTTATTCGGACTATCGTGTGCATCTGGTATCACAAAGACTTTTATCGGTTTGCTGAAAGATGTTTTGGGTTTGTAAATAGTAACAATGGGTGTTTTGACTTGTTCAATAATATATTCTGGTTTGACTTCCTTGTACCTATGCCATTCAATTTCCCAATGAGAACTTCCAATGGCAAGTTTTTCTATTGATTCTATTCTTCGGAGTAGTGTTGTGCGTGGAATATTTAAAGATTCTGATACGATTTGTTTAGCGCCTTTCAAGCTACTAAAACCACCTCGCCCTTCTGGTGGATAACCCTTATCAAGAGCCTCGTGTAGTTTTTCCTGAACGAGTTTTAATTCGTCCCACTCACTATCTTTCATAGTAAGTATCTATACTTAAATTATTGGAATTTTGGAATTAAAAAATAAGAGTGCGAAAAGCAATAATGACATTTACGAAAACAGCAAACCCAACACTCCAGAGAACGAAGTTAAGTTTTTTTATTTCTTTTTCGATATGCACTAAATGATTTTGTTCTATGTTAGCAATCTTGTCATAAATATGAACAAGATGTTCTTTTGTTGTACTAGGATTTAACTTGCTCATAGACAGCACCAGAAGTTTTTTGTAATTTTGCACAATATAATAACATTCGAATATTCCTTGCGTTTAAATCCGTATTTAAGTCTTTTACTAATTGATCTCTTACGAGAATGCAAGAGGCTTCTGATTCAAATTCCATTGGCACTCTGCATTGTTCAAAACATAAAGGGTTGTCTGGCGATAATGCCATACTCATAAAACAAATAGTTGCAACAACAGTCCACATAATTAATCATCTTCGCTTACCTTGTCTATTATACTTTTTCCAAGATTTCAACTTATGTTTATTTTTTGGTTTTGATCGAGGCGAGTTGCCTATAGAAGTTCTTTTTTTTATTGGTGTAAAATAATCGGTACGAGTTTTAATTAACACTCATTAATCGCCATAAGAATAATTGGAAGTTGTATTACCCTCTATCAATTCAAACAAACGATCGTGTTGCTTAATAATCTTTTTGTTGGTTTTTTGAATATCAGCATCTTTATTACGAAGTTTTTTTACAACTTTTTTTAATTCATCAACTTCTGAAATAATATTTTCTAAATCGAGTTTCATCTTGACTTGGTTTTCAATTACTTCCTTTTGGTTTTCTGCTTCAAAATTATCGTAAAGCAGATTCACACGACTATCAACCTTTGAAAGATACCAGACCAATCCTATAAATTGCAAAACAATTGCAAAAATTATGCTTAAATTAAATTTCATTCCGTTCATTGTTCTATCATCATAACAATTAATCCACCAACAATCCAAATGGTATACACAGTTATAATCATTTCCATTTATTTCTCTCTCCCCCAGACAAACTCCTGACGAATTGTCCAAGATTCTTTTGCTGAATCTGCTGTTGTTGTACTATCATTTTTTGCATCCTTTACTGTATCATTAGTTGTTGATGATGTTCCATATGTAACTGTGGTCTTGGATGGTCGTACATCAAATTTATTCATTAGCATTGGAGTACAACCATACATAGAAAATACAGCTAGACTAATCATAATTATTTTGAACTTTCCCATTTTTCTTTAGCTTTCAATGTCCATTCCTTTAATGCTTCCTTTGATACTTTCTTGTCTACCATAACTGCTCCATCAGGCAATTCACTATGTAGAGTTATAACCTTTCCATCTTTCATTTCAACCAATGCCTCTCCACAAAAAGCATCTTTCTTAAATTCTTCATTCCTAGCGAGTAATCTTTTTTCCTTTAGACATTCAGATATTGAGGACATTGGGATATACTGTGTCATTCTATCTTCTTGGTCATTCATATTGCCGAATATAAACATAACTAGGATGCTAATTATTTCCATTGTTACGCACCTTATCTTTTAAACTCTCAACATCTTTTTGAAGTTTTTCTACTTGGTTTTTAAGAAAATCAATGTTCACTCTATTGTGCATCATTGATTCTATTGATGTTTGTAATTTCTCAATGGATTTTGCGTTCATCTCCAACAACATATAGATTTCCAGATTCTTGGGTGTTTGCTCTGCCTTTTTTAAAAGGTCGGCAGACATTAATTCATCTTTTGTTTCTAGGCTGGTTAGCCTTGAAGTTATCTGTGTGTAGGCAAAAATAAATGAACAAATTAGAGCAATTATTCCAATCATATTTTTGATCGGCATTGCGATATTGGTTTTGTCCGATATTACATTTGCAGTTTGATTTTTCTCTGCCATTTATCATCTTGCCGTGCAAGGCACTCCCCCTGATGTCACGAATGGGGATTCTGCGAATGCCATATAGATATATGTATTAGAACCATTCCAATCATTATCATGTGTTCTTAATTTGAAACCATTAGATACAAAATCCATATTTGCATTTGCTGTTATTTCAGCATCTGCACCATTTGCATAAAAATAAGGAATTGTTCCATCATTATAGGTTTGTCTTTTATTATCGTGTATATTCCACGAAGAAACATTTGAAGCTCCTTTTACCATTACATAAGCTGGTTTGAATCCTGTATAAACAAATGTTCCATCTGCGTTGGCATTCCCTGTATAGCCACCAAACTTGGAGTAGCCTTGTATGGGTGTAAAAACATACCCTATGAATTTTTTTCCATCATCATTTACATCACCCCAAGTACCCAAAGTAACATTAGTGCTATTAAAATCTACTCTAAATTCAGTACCACTTAAATCATATTTAACATTAGTATCCTGTAAATACATTCTATCACTAGAACCATCTGATATTGTATAAGCAACTATAAAATTAGTACCATCATCATCTCTATTTTTAATTATAGCTATTGTTGGTGTAGCTCCTAATCCGTGAGCAACTGTGCCTCCGTTAGTGCCTGTACCTGTATAATCTATAATAGAAAAACCAGCAGTTGTATTTACTTGATAACCACCAGCAGGATTTGCACCACTTTCCGTAAATGTTGTTCTTGAACTGCCATTGGCTTTCCATTGCCAAGCTACATAATTGTTTGTATCTCTATTTACTTGTGTATTAGAACCAATAGTAAATCCATCTGCTAAAAATGCTTGTAGAGAATCTGTAGCAGTATCTTCATTATTAGTGTTATTTGAAAATAAACTTTTTGTTACACCTCTAGTTGAATCTGTTAAATCGTGCCAATCAGCACCCCCCGTTCTGTTTTTAATCCAAACCAAATCTGGTTGAAAATCTCCTGCATTTGCACTATTAGTAATATCAGTATCATCAGTTGCATTACCAGTATATAACTGTGTATGAAAATGTGCTGAAGGGTCATCTATTGTTGTATAAGCCATTATCCGTACTCCGATAGGTTTTTAGTAC